TCCCCCTGCCACAGATACCAAAGAAAAAGGTTTGGGTTTGGGCGCATAACACAGACAGGACAACGCATGGCTACTGCATCGTGGCGCGATATGCCAACAGGAAATCGCAAAGCTCTCGAAATGACACTTGATTCGCTCGGTTGGATTGGTGCCGAACACGCTGCGATTGTGGCGTTGTGTTTGGCGACCGCGGATTCGCTAGATCAGGAATACACGGCGGCGAAGTCGTCCAGTTATTTGCAGGGCTTGCGCATGTTGCGGAACTCTGCCCCGGACGGTGCACCGGTCGATGCGCTTGAGGCGTTACTGACCCGATGAATAAGCCCTACTATCAGGATGCGTTTGTGACGTTGTACCACGGCGATTGTTTGGAGGTTGATGAATGGCAATCGGCTGATGTTTTAGTGACTGATCCGCCTTATGGAATGAATTATCAGTCTAAGAAATACGCTGACGGTTCGGTCAAAAAAATCCCTAACGACGATTCGCTTTTTTGCCGTGATTCAGTTTTGAAAATATGGTCAGAAAAGCCGGCGTTAGTTTTCGGAACTTGGCGAATGCCAAAACCAGAAAAAACAAGAAATGTAATTGTGTGGGATAAGGGGAATGTTTTGGGAATGGGAGATTTATCTATTCCATGGGGATTTAATCACGAGGAAATTTATGTTTTAGGGCGAGGCTTTATAGGTTCGCGGCGACCCAGCGTAATTAGATTAGAAAATTACAATTCACAAAGCAACTCTCGACCTGATCACCCAACTCCAAAACCTATCGGACTTATGGAAAAACTAATCGAGTGTACACAAGGAATTGTCGCTGACCCTTTTGCCGGTTCAGGTTCCACCCTGATTGCGGCGCGTAATTTAGCGAGATTTGCTATTGGGGTTGAGTTAGAGGAAAAATATTGTGAAATTATCGCCAACAGGCTTTCGCAAGGAGTATTTCATTTTGACGTTTAGCCCGACTCGTTATACGCCAGCCTTGTCGGACGACTTCCAGGCAGACATTGACTGGTTGTTACCAGCGATTGAATTGGCGTGGAGTGTGGCAACACCTGGTTTCAAGTTTGACGATTGGCAGATTGAACTCATGCGCAGAATCACAGAGCTGTTGCCGAGCGGTGAGCTGCGGTGGCGTAGTGCCGCGGTCAGCATGGGCAGACAAAATGGCAAGAGTGAAATTCTCGGCGCAATCGGATTGTGGGCCGTCCTCCGAAAGCCTGGCGCATACAACGTCGGTGTCGCATCGACCGCAGAACAAGCCCGACTTATTTATGATCGGTTGCAACGTGTCATCGCATCAAGTCCGGCACTAGAAAGACGAATGTCCAAACTTACCGAGACACGCGGTATCAAAACACTCGATGGGAGTCGATATGAAATCAAAGCATCAAACGCTAATACTCTGCAGGGCATTCCTGTCAGTGTTGGGATTGTGGATGAAGTTCACCTGGTTGAAGCTAAAGTCTGGGATGCTCTTGCGAGCGGAACTGGTGCGAGGCCGGACACGCTCTTGGTTGGAATCACGACCGCAGGTGACGAAAATTCTGAACTTCTTACGAGGCTCTACGCGAACGCAGATAAAGCGATTGCCGGAGACCTCGACCGTTTTGGGGCGTGGATTTGGGAGTCGTCGGAAGCGATAGTCCCGGACGACGACGACGAACTGATTGGTTTGTTGATGGAGGCGAACCCTGCGTTGCAGTCGGGCCGTATTGATCCGAAACTGTTGGTCGGCGACGTTCGTGCCCTGCCTAAAGACGACATAATCCGATACCGCCTGAACAGGTTCATTCAGTCCGGCACCAAGACGTTCATCCCTGCCGAGTTGTGGCAGAAGTGTGAACGACCGTTTGGTGCGGAATTGCCCCAGGGCGAGTATGTGTTTGCGATTGACCGGACACCTGACTGGGCGCATGCCACGGTCGCGGTGTCAGTCAAAGTCGACGACGTTATCTACACCGAGCTGGTGGCCAGCATCAACAAACCGTCGCTGGAACAGTTGATATTTATCTGTGGTCAAATCATGGCCCACAACCCCCGAGCAATCATCGTCGACGGCTACACGCTGCGCGATCTACACAAAGAACTGAAAGCTCGCGGTTACCCTGCCGAGACCGCGACGTTGGGCGACATTGTGAACGCCTCATCGCTGTTCTATGCTCGGTTGGCGCGTAAGACTCTCCAGCATGGTGGCGACCCTCTGTTGTCGATTCAGATTCCGCGCACGGTTCGCAAAATGGTTGGTGAGGGGTTCCGGGTATCGCGGCGCGATTCCGCAGTCGAAATTGATGCAGTAATGGCAACTTTGTTGTCGACGTTCGGCGCGGATACTTTGCGCGAACAATCGTTGCAGGTATTCTGATAAGTCTATGGATAACGACAACATCGACGGCTACGCGGTGCCTGTAGATCCGATGGACTTGCTGCACTGCGATTCCTGCCAATAACGACACGCCGAACACTACATGTTGTGGTCTAACCCCATAACTGGCACAATATGTAGTAATGGGATTACTTGACTATCTGGGCCTCACGCGGACACGCGATTTAGAAACGCGCTCGGGTGCAGTATTCCCATCACCGAAGTACGCTTCGTCGGGAGTAACCACCAGCGACGCTCTTAGCCTCGCATCCGTCTACCGTGCCGTTACCATTCTCGCTAACGCGATGAAGCAACTTGGCATCCACGTTTATCGTGACGACAAAGAGGTTACCCCGGCCCCTCTGTGGATCCGTCAACCTGATGCGGCCACTACACGCGAGACTTGGATGGAGTCGACCGTCAATTCGTTGGCTCTCGCCGGGAACGCCTACTGGGAGGTTGCTCGCAACCCTCGCGGCGAAACCGTCAACCTGCGTGTCCTCAACCCATTCAACATGATGATCAACACGGACGTCAATGGCAACGTCATTGACTACACGTACCGTGGCACAACCAAATATTCCCTAAATGACATTCAGCACCTGGCAATGTGCAGGGTTCCCGGGCAAGCATTTGGACTCGGGCCAATCCAGGCCGCACAGCAGGACTTGTTGAACGCGCGAGACACTCGGGACTACGCCGCTACGTGGTTTACCGATTCTGGTGTCCCGTCTGGCATTCTCAAGTCCGACCAGATGCTCTCTCCCGATCAGGCTAAAGCCGCTAAGGATGCCTGGAACGCAACTGCCGGGGCAAAATCCGGAACAGCGGTTTTGGGCAATGGGCTGAGCTGGCAAAGCACGTTCCTTAATCCCAAAGATGCCATGTTCATCGAAACGCAATCGTGGAATGTGCAACAGATTGCCAGGTTGTTCGGCATCCCAGCAAACATGCTTCTCGCTTCGGTCGACGGCAATTCGATGACGTACACGAACATGGAGCAAGAGCAAATGGCTTTTGTTCGTTACACGTTGTCGCAGTACATCGTCGAAATCGAATCGGCACTGTCGCACGTCTCGAGCCGAGGCACCATGGTCAAACTCAACGTCGACTCGCTGCTCCGCACCGACACGTTGACCCGATACCAAGCACACCAAATTGCAATCGCCTCCGGCTGGATGACGATTGACGAAGTACGAGCAATCGAGGACTTACCAACACTTGAAGGAGATTTCAGTGCAGTCAATTGAAACACGCGAGATTCAGTTTCGCATTGAGAACGCCGACGAACGAACCGTTGTCGGCATGGCCGTTCCGTATGAGACCGAAGCACACGGTGAGAAGTTTGCGCGCAACGCAGTCGAGCTCCACCGCGATGCAAAGCTCTACTGGAACCACAAAGACGTTATCGGTGTTATCGAACGCGGCGAGCACACCGAGGACGGTTACATGATCCGTGCCCGGTTCGCCAAGGGTACGCAATCTGCCGACGAGGCTTACGCACTGGCCCAACAGGGTGTTGTCAACAAGTTCTCGGTCGGGTTCGTAATGGATGAGGCCACACAAGAAAGCGGAATCCGCGTTGTGACCAAAGCAACAGTGAGAGAAGTAAGTCTCACGCCAATGCCGTGGTATGAGACGGCAGACGTTCTTGGCGTTCGTAACGCCGAGGAAACAACCGAGTCGGAAATCCCGGCCTCGGCTGAAAACAAAGGAGAAATCGTGGATCCTGAAGAAACCACTCCCGACTCTTCCGAACTCGCCGAGGTTCGAGAAGCAGTAGAGGTCATGCAGCGCGAGCTGGTTGTCCTCCGTTCACACGAGAGCGCACCGGTCACCGACCGTCGTTCTGCTGGTGAATTTATGCAAGCAATGGCAAAGGGTGACGAAAGTGCAATCCGTGCCTACACCGGCGCAACGACGGCAGATTCCATCGTCACGCCGTTCGACCGCGACCTGGTTCGAATCATTGAGGATGCTGCGCCACTGCGCCAGGTGTTCTCGACTGGCACGACCCCTGCAGAGGGAATGCAGATTGTGTTCGCACAGCTCAAGACCATCGTTGACGGCACCGCAACCCAGCAGAACCAGGGCGACGACCTTGGCTACTACGAAGTCCAGCTTGAAACAAAATCGGTTGCTTTGAAAACCGTTGGATCGTATGTCGAAATGTCAATCCAAAGCATCTTGCGCAGCACGATTGATTTTCTCAACACGTCGCTCCGTGGCCAGGCAATCGCACTCGGTAACCGTTTGAACGTCGAAATTCGTGCACAGTACCAGGCAACTGTTGCTGCACAAATCTCGGCCAACAACAAGGTCACCGTTGCAACGTCCTCGACGTACAACTCGTGGCTCGGTGCAATCACCGACGCTGCAGCCAAGTTCGCAGCAATCGGTCTGCCCATCGAAACGCTCGTCGTTGACACGGCCACGTTCAAGGAACTCATGGCCCTCCAGGGTTCGGACGGTCGTCCGGTTCTCCTGGTTGACGGTTCTGGAGTCAACAACGTCGGTTCGATCTCGCCCAGCGGTTTGGGTGGACAGTTCGCCGGCATCCGCGTTGTTGCCGACACAGGCCTCAACGTCAACAAGTCGCAGTGTGCGTTCGTCAACTCTGCCGCTCTCCGTCAGTACACGTCGGCTAACCTCCGCCTCGACTCGACCAACGCCATCAACATGTCGTCGGCCTACTCGCTCGGTGTGTTCACGTGTGTCGCAGACGAAATCCCGGCAGCAATCGTCGGTATCGTTCGCGCCTAATCTAACCCAAGGATAAAACCATGACCGCCGCACAGTTGAAAACGTATGTTGGAGCACCTGACTCTGATAGCACGTTCGTAACAGCATGCTGGGACGAGGCAGTTGTTCTCGTTACCAAGTTTGTTGGAACAGCAACTGTGCCGGCCACGGTTTTGCTCCGGGCACGGATTGAATGTGGATCGGAACTATTCCACCGTCGTTCCGCCCCGAATGGTATCGCACAATTTGCGACACTTGACGGCGGTTCGGCGGTGCGAGTAGCCCGAGACCCAATGATTGCGGCTTACCCGATTCTGACCCCCTGGGTTGGTCAAGGTATCGCATGATCTCGCAAGGTCGTGATGCGCTACTAGCCGTTCTAACGGACGCTGGGATTCGCACATCCGAATATGTGCCCGAACGTGTCACCCCACCCCTGGCAGTTTTGCAACCAGCTGGTGACTGGGTTACGGCCGGACAAGTTTTCGGCGAATACCGTCTCGGATTCGATGTCACCGTGATTGTTCAGACCGCCGCTAACGCGGTTGTTTCGTCAGCCATGGATGATGCCATCGATGCGGTTCTAACGACTGTATCGGGCGCACAGGGCTTCTACGTGGGTTCTGTGTCTGCACCGTCACTGCTGTCAGTCCAAAACGCCGAATTTCTATCCGCAACACTTACCGTTTATCAAAACACCCGACTCTAAGGAGATATCGTGGCACTTCCCACAACCTCATCAACACGCATCAAAGCGAATGGCCTGCTGTTCCAGCTGAACACTGGCACGATTGCTTCACCCACCTGGAAAGACTTCAGCTTCGACTGCATTTCGTTCATGATCAAGTCCGAGGATGCATCCAACGACCAGGTCACGTTCTACGATGCATCGGTCGGCGGCGGTGTCGACAAGTACGCAGAGGCTGAACTCATTCAGTCGCTCGAATCAACGTCGCTCTGGCAGTATCTGTACAGTAACCCTGGCAAGGAAATGCAGTTCCGTTACGCACCGTTTGGCAACACTGCCATCACCTCGACCCAGCCTGGTTTCACCGGTTACCTCCGTTTGCCACGTTTGCTGGCTCCCGGACTCGGTGGCGCAGCATCGGTCGACGGCACGTTCGGATCCGAAACGGTTCGTTTCGACATCGTCGACGAAGCCGGTTCACTCCTCACGCAGGTCACGACTGGTACCTGGACACGCGCCTAGTCTCTAATGGCAGATACGGTCATTGGTGGACGTGGGCAGGGTATTTATCTTGTCCAGAAAGCTGGTGGCCGTACTGTCGTTCAGGGTCTGAACGAGACTCGGGAGAAGTTTCTGCAAATGGGTGGCGACCGCAACCTGTTTGAGAAATGGATGAAAGAGGCGGCCATGGTCGCAGCTCGCGAGGCAGTCAACACCGCCCCGGTCAACTCGGGCAAACTTGCTTCGTCTATCCGCGGTTGGGCATCGAAAACTGCACCTGTCAAAACGCGAGGCGGCGGTGTAGATCGTCGCATGGTGTTTGGTGGACTTATCACCGCAGGTTCCGCTCGAGTCCGAAATACGACCGGGGGCCAGCAGGTCACCACAGGCGTTCTCTACGGTCGAGCAACATCGTTGGGTATGTTCCACGTCGCTGGCAAACAATCAGTGGCTGGTGACCGTACCTGGCGCACCAACGTGCGAGGCCGAGCAGACACATTCATGGTCAAAGCACGCGAGAAAAAGAAGTCATACATGGTCACTTTGCTAAACTTCAGATTGACCAACTACATAAAGCAGAAAGGCTTTCAAACAAATGGACTTTGAGGACATTACCCTAGGCGAAATCGCCGAAATCGAGGACTACGCGCAACTACCGTTTTCAGACATTGGTGAGGAACGCATTGGTGTTATCAAACTGCGCATCGCGTTGGCGTGGATTATCAAACGTCGTACCAACCCCGACTTCACCATTGCCGAGGCAGAGAAACTTACCCCGAACGATTTTGCACAGTTGTTTGGGGATGACGAAACAAAAAAATAAAGAATGACCGGGCGCAACACCTCGCCGCGTTAGTAGTGGGTGCAGGTCTCTCGGTCGCAGAAGCAAACAACCTGACGTTGCGTGAACGTAACGCCATATTCAAATTTATGAACGGAGGCAAGTAATGGCTGTACCAAACATGATCGTGACTCTGGCCATGAACGCCAGCAAGTACGGTGCTGGTCTCAAAAAGGCCGCCCAGCAGACAACGTCGTTTAGTCAGTTCGCTTCCAAGGGTTTCAATCTTGCTCGCACCGCGTTCATTGGTTTGACTCTCGCAGCGTTGCGTTACATCCCAGTCCTGGCAAACATGGGTGCCGAGTCTCGCAAAGCAGACGTTCAGCTCAAGTTCATGCTCGAGAACATGCAGGGCATTAGCAAAGCAACTGACCAAACAATCAAGCGTATGGCGCGTTATGCCGACCAAGTAAACAAAGCCACTGGTATTGACGATGAACAGGTCAAGGCCGTTCAGCGCAAACTGTTGGTGTTCAAGACGTTGCGTGAGACTGCTGATGAAATGGGTGGCACGTTCGACCGAACAACACAGGCCGCGATTGACCTCGCAGCTGGTGGATTTGGCACAATGGAGGCCAACGCCATCAAACTTGGTCGAGTGTTGCAGGATCCCATCAAGAACATGAACGCTCTTACCCGCGCAGGTATCACGTTTACGGATGCCGAGAAGCGTAAAATTGCGCGTTTGCAAGAGTCCGGCAAACTCCTCGAAGCTCAAGACTTGGTGTTGCAATCCATCGAGGATCGTGTGCTCGGTTTGGCAGAGGAGTCGGCAACACCGTTTGAAAAGATGGTTGCACAGTTCAATCAAATTGGTGATTCCATTGGTGAGGCCATGTTGCCATCGCTTGAGCAAGTCAACAAAGAAGTATCGAAGTGGCTCGCAACCCCTAAGGGCCGTCAGGACGTCAAAGCAATCGCCGACGGTTTCATCGCGGCGGCAGGTGGCATCCGAGAAATGGCAAACTTCCTCCGCGACGTAAAAGGCTTGCTCGACTCAATCACCAAGTTCAACTTTGACTGGGTGAACGCACTGCGCAACTTCCGAAACGACGTTCTAGGTATTCAGAACAACGCTCGGGGCGACAAGTCGGGCCGTGGCACCGAACCGTTTGGTGGCACAAGTCGCGACCGCGCAGGTGCACCGGTTATCAACTTCAACGCACCCATCGACTCGGTCAGTGCCGGCCGTGAAGTCGCACGAGTCTTGGCAGATTACAACCGGGCAAACGGTGCACGATAATGACAATCCGCGAACAGTTCCTTTACGGTCTAGTCAAAATTGAG